AGTACCATTAGATTTTCCTATTGAATTAAATGAACAAATGGACATATATGATGATGTTGCAAATATGGAATTTGGAATGGATTATGACCAATTAGGTTCAAATGAAAAAGAATGGGTTCGTGATGAAATAGATAACATGGAAATGAGAGAATCATTAAATGAAAATGAATATGAAAAAGAAAAAATAGATATTTTAAATCAAATTTTAGCAACTTTAAATGCCTCAGAAAAAGATGGTGAAGATAGAGAAGAGGATATAGAAAATTTAGATGTAAGTATTGATCAATTAACTGGGGCATTAACAGGTAAAAATCCTGTAGCTGTACAATTTGATCAAGGGAGATTTGGTAGATTTGCTTCTCTTCCTGATAGTGAAAAAAAGAAATTAAAAGAAGTAGTAAAGTCACTATTAGATGAAGCTAAATTTAAAGGTAAAACTGTTCAATTAAATAAACCTACAAGAGGTGATAGTAAGAAATTTAAAGTTTATGTTAACTCAGGTAAGAAAAATGCTGACGGTTCAATTAAGGTAAAAAAAGTTAATTTTGGACATGGTGGATCATCTGCTAAAAAAGCAGGACAAAAAACCATGAAAATCAGAAAATCTAATCCTAAAGCAAGAAGTGCATTTAGAGCAAGACACAATTGTGACAATCCAGGACCTAAAACAATGGCAAGATACTGGTCTTGTAAGAAGTGGTAAAGTAAATTTTCTCATCATTTTGATATCTAAATAATGTTTCGTATATTTATAACAAAATACATAAAGCAATGGACAATTTCAACTTAAAAAAATTTCTTGGTGAAAAGTCACTATTAAACGAAAACGCACCTGGATACGATACTAGAAAATTCGGTGAAGCATTACCTACATTAGAAAGCGTAAAAGCAGCTCATGAAGCTAAAGAAGATGATAAAAAAGAAATAAAAGAAGAAGAAGGATTTGTAGAAGTTTCACAAGATGAAGTTAAAATGCATCTAAAACAATACAGAGATGGTATGATTGATGGTGATGATTTAGCTAATGCAATTGAAGAAATTGTAGTAGGTAAAATTTCAGCCCCTGGAGTTGATAAAGTAGGAGGGGTTTATGGTGACAAAACTATTGATGAAGCAAAAAAATAAAATAATATGGATAACTTCGATTTAACAAAATATTTAGCTGAAGGTAAGCTATTAAAAGAAGAAATTACTTGGGATATAGATGCTTATGATGATGCAGCTGATGTGTCTGATGCAGCTGATGATTTCCTACCAGAAGTAAAAAGATTAATTCAACTAGAAATAGGTGATGAAATGATCGATGGTGAATTAGAAGAGTACATAGAAGTATCAAATGATTATTACTATCGTAAAGCAAGAAAAAATGCTAAAGGATCTGATCCAGAAAATATTTCAATAACCGCTAAGGCATTTGCAGATAATGTAATTGAAAACTATAAAGAAGACCAATAATGGATAATTTTAATTTAAAAAAATATTTAGCTGAAGGTAAGCTATTAAAAGAAAATGTTACTAAGGCATATATTTGGTCTCATGAAGATTATTATGAGTTATATTTAACTGATAATCAAGGTCTAAAAGATGCTACTGAAGTTGTTGGTGGTGGTACTGAACCTGAATATATAACAGATGTAGAACCTGGAATGTATCAAATGATAAATTGGAATGATGAAGGTCCTTTTGCTGCGTCTTATGATAGTAAATTAGAATTTGTAAAAGAAGTTATTGTCAACTATTGGGGAGAAGATGATTTTTTAGAGGAATTTGGAATTGAAGAATTATATGATATTGATGATAGTGACGAATACTTTGCAGCTTTTTACAAACATATAGAAGAGAACTTAGATAAGTACTATGATAAAATACTAAAAATGTCTAATGATGCATACCCAGATGGTGATTCAGGTAGTGGGGTTGTTGTATTAGAAAAGGGTAAAATAGTTGCTGGTGAAGCAAATATGTAATAAATTAAAATAAAATGGATAATTTCGATTTAAAAAAATATTTAGCTGAAGGTAAGCTACATGAAGACTATACTAGCGAATATGATGAAGAAACAGCAAAAAGAAATATGTTTGCTGCTAAATATAATAAACCAGGAGATACTAAAAGGTTTAGAGATTACATGGAATTCCTTTCCAAATTAAGAATATCAGGTAAAACTAATATGTTTGGTGCTGCTCCTTATTTACAAGCAGAATTTAATCTTGATAAAAAAGAAGCTAGAGAGTTATTAGCATATTGGATGGGTTCGTATAGAAATCCTGAATTAGATGAAGGTTCATGTGGTTACACCCCAGATGGTAAACCAAGATCTAAACCAGCAAGTCCAGATTTAATGAAAGAAGCCGAGTATGCCGCTGACAAATTCAATGTTAATGTTTTTGGTTACCAAACAAAATACTACAAAGTATGTCCTGGTGCTAAAGCATTTATGGATAAAGTTATGTCTGGTGATTATGGTGATATGTCTGACATTAAGGAAGAAACTATTAGATTAGCTAAATTACATGATGTACTATTTAAAATGGAAATACAAGCATTAAAAGATCCTAATTATGCTACTAAAATTTTAAGCCAAGCTAAATATGTTGTTGATACTATTAGGGATCAAATTGATACAATGAATAAGGGAAATAATAAAAATATCCCTATGGATGCTGTAGATTATTTAGATAATCATATTGAAATAATTAAAGATGCAGGTAAATAATAAATTATTAATTAAAAAAATTTAAAAATGAAATGTAATTGTACAAAATGTAATTGTGGTGTTTCATGTTCATGTGATTGCTGTAATTGCTAACAAAATTAAGACTGATTCATAGCCAGTCGAATAAAAAGAAGTTTAAGAGATCTGTGGCCTCCATTTGGAGTCCACATTTTTTTTTCGTATATTTACATATAAATTAAATTCTAGAATGAGTAAAAACATAGTAATAATTGGAGCAGGAGTAGCAGGCGTAAACGCTGCTACAAAATTAGTTGATAACAATTTTAATGGTAAAATCACTATTATTGATATGGGTAAAGATCCATATTTAAGACCTTATGAAGAGGTAATGACAGGGTATTTAGGAGCAGGTGGTTGGTCAGATGGTAAATTAACATATTCTACTCAAATTGGTGGACAATTATCTAAATATGTAGGTGATGAAAAAGCAATGGAGCTAATGAAACAAGTAGTAGATAATTTTACTAGATTTCACCCTCACCCAGAACAAATAATACTATCATCACCAGATAAAGAACCAGATTTTATTAAACCATATTTTGGTTTAAGATTATTTCCAGTATGGCATATTGGTACTGATTATCTACATGAAATAGGTAAAAGTTGGTATGATTATTTAGTTGATAAAGGTGTAGATTTTATTTGGGAAACTAAAGTTACAGATATTGATTTTGAAAACCAAATAGTATATTATGAAGATGGGTTTGAATCATTAGTAGAAGGTTTAATATATGATAAACTTATATTTGGTGTAGGCAAATCAGGAATTGATTTTACTTCAGATATAATGAAACAATATGAATTACCAACTGAAGAAAAACCAGCACAAGTTGGTGTTAGGTTTGAAGCACCACAAAAACACTTCCAAAAGTTAATTGATATAGCATATGATTTTAAATTGTATAGAAAATTTGATGATGAAGGTGTATCATTAAGATCATTTTGTACTAATAATAATGCAGCTTACGTAGCAGTAGAAGAAACATATGGAGATCACAGTTATAATGGACATGCTAAAAAAGATGAGGCATTTAGAAATGATATGACTAACTTTGGTATACTAATGGAAGTTAAAGGTATTAAAGAACCATTTAAATGGGCAAGAGAATTAGTAAATAAAGTACAAGAAAATAGTACAGGCTTATTTTATAGTCCAACTAGAGAACCATCTACAACATCAGAAGGAATTGATGTATCAGCTACTAAAATTAATGATTTAGATGTAGTTAAAGATGCATTTCAAGGATATTATAGTTATATAGAAGATTTTATTAATGATATGAAAAAAGTATTTCCTACATTAAAAGATGATTGGGGAATATATGTACCTGAAGTTAAGTATTTAGCCCCAGAGCCATTAGTAAATTATAAAGATTTATCATTAACTAAATTTCCAAATGTACACTTTGTAGGTGATGCGTTGTCAGCAAGGGGTATTTCAGTATCAGGAGCTCATGGTACATTTGTTGCTGAAAAAATCTTGGAGGGGTAAAATACCTTTCGTATATTGAAGTAAATAAATATTATGGCAAAAGAAACAAATGAATGGCCTATTAGCCAAAAATTAAAAAAGAAAGATGGAACTGTTGCATATGTTTGGGATGGTAAACTACATAATTGGGAAGGACCTGCTTTAATACCTGAGGGTAATATGAAAAAAGCTGAATATTACCTTTATGGAATACCTAAAACAATTGAAGAACATAAAGAAGCCATTAGACAACAATCAGGACTACCCTGGTATAAACAACCAGCTCCAAAGGGGCAAAACCATAGAAATTAACATGAAAATAGTATTTTGTATCCCAGGAAGTACCTTTAGTAATACCTTTTTAAATTGTTGGACTCAATTAATAAAAAAATTACATATTAATAATATAGAATGGGCCATGGTTAATGGTTATGTTCCTAATGTTAGTATGAGTAGACAATCTTTATTAGACAGAGCTAGAATGCATAGACCAACACATTATATGTGGATTGATGATGATCAAGTTTTTACATTTGATCAATTTCAAAAATTATTAAACCATGATTTAGATATTATAAGTGGAATTTATAAAAAATCAAATGATTTATTTGCTTGTTGTAAATTAAATGGTGAAACTCTTACAATAAAAGATAAATTAGAAGGTGTAAATGAAGTTATGGCTAATGGGATGGGTTTTATGTTAGTAAAAAAAGAAGTATTTGATGGTATGTATAATCCTTTTGAGTTTTTAAATGAAAATCAGTGGGAAGATTTTGGATTTGCTGATAAAGCAAGACAGTTAGGATATAAAGTAAATATAGATAGTACAATAATAGTTGGACATGAAAAATTAATGACAATATGAAAATAGGTTTATGTGGTACAATGAGTGTAGGTAAAACAACATTGGTTAATGCTTTAAAAGATTTACCACTTTTTAAAAATTATAATTTTGCTACAGAGCGTAGTAAATATTTAAGTGATTTAGGTATTCCATTAAATACAGATTCAACATTAAAAGGTCAAACAGTATTTTTAGCTGAACGTTGTGCTGAATTAATGAACGATAATATTATTACTGATAGAACAATAATAGATGTAATGTCATTTACACAAAATGCTAAATCTGTACCTTACCAAGATAAAGATAAATTTATAGAATATGCAAAAGAATTTATTAGAGAATATGATTATATTTTTTATATTTCTCCTGATGGCTTACCTATTGAAGATAATGGAATACGTGAAATAGATGAACATTATAGAGATGTTATAGATTTTACTATTATTAGTTTTATTAGAAAATATGCGTATATGATGAAAAAGGTAGAAACTATAAAAGGCACTACAGAAGAACGAATTGAACAAATATTAAATATAATAGAATCTTAACATATTTATAATAAAACATACTATATTATGAAAGAAACAAGTTTAAAATCGTTCATTAAAGAAGAAATTATTTCTGTTTTATCTGAAGCAACAGATGAAGAAGTTAAAAATCAAGAATTATTAAATAAAGAGTTAGAGAAAACTGTAAAACATAAAAAAGAACTAGCAAGTGAAGATATTGATGTAGATGATGATAAAGACGCTGTAAAAGCAGCAAAAGCTGCTAGAGGTAAATTTAAAAAATTAGATCTAGCAGTTAAATCATTAAATGATATTAAAAAAGAAATGATATCTTATGCTAAAGAATATGGTAAATCTGATGATGAAAGTAGAAAAGAAGAAATAAAAAATATACTAAGGAAAAAAACACCAATAAAAAAGGAACTAGAATCTTTAGTTAAAAAATTAGAAAAAGACGCAGTATGAGTTTATTAACAAAATTATTTTCCGGAGGAGCTAAGGACCTTATAGAAGGTGTAGGTGGAGTTATTGATAACTTACATACATCAAAAGAAGAAAAACTAGCAGCAGAATTAAAAGTAAAAGAATTAATATCAGATTATGAAACTAAAATGGAAGCTAACATTACAGATAGGTGGAAAGCTGATATGAATAGTGATTCATGGTTAAGTAAAAATGTAAGACCTTTAGTTTTAGTTTTCTTGGTAGTCTCTACTGTTCTTATGATATTCATTGATGCGGGAACCATTTCTTTTTCAGTTGAAGAAAAATGGACAGATTTACTACAATTAGTACTAATAACAGTTATTGGTGCTTATTTTGGAGGAAGATCAATGGAAAAGGTTAAGAAAAATAAATAATGTGTCAGATTTAAAAAAAGTTATACGCTCAGAGTATCTTAAGTGTGCTAAAGATCCAGTGCATTTTATGCGTAAATACTGTTATATACAGCACCCCCAACGTGGTCGCATACAATTTAACCTATTCCCATTCCAGGATAAAGTATTAACGTTATGGAGAGATAATCCATATTCTATTATTCTTAAATCTAGACAGTTAGGTATATCTACTTTGTCAGCCGGTTATTCTTTATGGTTAATGACTTTTCATAAAGATAAAAATATTCTTTGTATAGCAACAAAACAAGACACAGCTAAAAATATGGTTACAAAGGTAAAATTTATGTATGAAAATTTACCTTCATGGCTTAAAATTGATGCCCCTGAAAATAATAAATTAACACTTCGATTAGCTAATGGATCACAAATTAAAGCCACATCAGCATCAAGTGATGCAGGTAGATCAGAAGCAGTATCTTTACTATTAATTGATGAGGCAGCCTTTATTGACAATATTGGAGAAATTTGGGCATCAGCTCAACAAACCTTAGCAACTGGTGGTGGTTGTATTGCTTTAAGTACTCCTTATGGTACAGGTAATTGGTTTCATCAAACATGGACAAGAGCCGAAGGTGGTGAAAATGATTTTTTACCTATTAAATTACCTTGGTATGTACATCCCGATAGAGATGAAGCTTGGAGAAAAAAACAAGATGAATTACTAGGTGATCCTAGAATGGCGGCACAAGAGTGTGATTGTGATTTTAGTACTTCTGGTGATATAGTATTTTATAATGAATATATGGAATATTATGAAAAATCTTTTATTAAGGATCCTCTAGAAAGAAGAGGAGCGGATCAAAATTTATGGGTTTGGGAATCTCCAGACTATAGTAGATCATATATAGTAGTAGCTGATGTATCCAGAGGTGATGGAAAAGATTATTCTGCATTTCATGTAATTGATGTAGAAACAAATGTACAAGTTGCTGAATATAAGGGACAATTAGGCACTAAAGAATATGGGCATTTATTAGTTGGTATAGCAACAGAATATAATGAAGCATTATTAGTAATTGAAAATGCTAATATCGGTTGGGCTACAATTCAAGTAGCAATAGATAGAAATTATCCAAATCTTTATTATTCTCAAAAAACAGAATCAACTAATGTAAATTCATATTTTGATAAATACCAAGATCATTCTAAAATGGTAGCTGGATTTACAATGTCATCAAGAACTAGACCTATGGTAGTAGGTAAATTTCAAGAATACATAAGTGATAAAGGAGTAACTATACAATCAAAAAGACTAATTGAAGAAATGAAAACTTTCATTTGGAGAAATGGAAGACCAGAAGCCCAATCAGGGTATAATGATGATTTAGTAATGTCTTTTGGTATTGCTATGTACATTAGAGATACAGCATTAAAATTTAGACAAAGAGGATTAGATATAACTAAACAATCATTAAATAATATGAAAGTTAATAGAACAGCCTACCAAGGAGGTTATGGTTTTTCAAAAGGTTCTGATAATCCTTACCATATAAAAACAAAAGATGGGCAAGAAGACATAAGATGGCTTCTATAATAATATTTATAACAATAACTAATATATAAACATGGCAAATACCAGTGTATTTTCAAGATTAAGAAGATTATTTTCAACAGACGTTATTATACGTAATGTTGGTGGTGATCAACTAAAAGTAATAGATAGTAGTACTATTCAACAAATGGGTGGAATTGAAACAAATTCCTTAGTAGATAGATATAATAGAATATATACTACAGCCCCTTCATCCTTATTAGGAAGACAATTTAGCTTTAATTATCAATGGTTAAGACCTCAATTATACTCAGAATATGATGTAATGGACACAGATGCAATATGTGCTTCAGCACTTGATATTGTTGCTGATGAATCTACTCTTAAAAATGATATGGGTGAAGTACTTCAAATTAGAAGTTCAAATGAAGATATACAAAAAATACTTTATAATTTATTTTATGATGTATTAAATATTGAATTTAATTGTTGGATGTGGGTAAGACAAATGTGTAAATATGGTGATTTTTTCTTAAAAATGGAAATAGCTGAAAAATATGGTGTTTATAATGTAATACCTTATACAGCATTCCATATTGAAAGACAAGAAGGATATAATCCTGAAAATCCACAAGAAATTAGATTTAAATACAATCCAGATGGTATAATTAGTGATAGTACAGGAATGTATGGTACAGGTTATGGTCAAGGTGGAGCTGAAGATAATGGTATATTCATTGATAATTATGAAATGGCTCATTTTAGATTAATATCTGATGTTAATTATCTTCCTTATGGTAGAAGTTATTTAGAACCAGGTAGAAAATTATTTAAGCAATATTCATTAATGGAAGATGCAATGTTAATTCATAGAATTGCTCGTGCACCTGAAAAAAGAGTATTTTATATGAATGTTGGGGCTATACCGCCAAATGAAATAGAGGCATTTATGCAAAAAACTATTTCTCAAATGAAACGTACTCCTTACATGGATGAAAATACTGGTGAATATAATTTAAAGTATAATATGCAAAATATGCTTGAAGATTTTTACATACCAGTTAGGGGTAATGATACAACAACTAGAATTGATACTACTAAAGGTTTAGATTATGATGGAATTCAAGATGTTGAATATTTAAGAAATAAATTATTTGCTGCTCTTAAGATACCTAAAGCATTTTTAGGATATGACGAAAATGTAGAAGGTAAAGCTACATTAGCAGCTGAAGATATTAGGTTTGCTCGTACAATTGATAGAATACAAAGAATTATTTTATCTGAATTAAATAAAATAGCATTAGTTCATTTATATACTCAAGGCTACACAGATGAAAAGTTAACTAATTTTACATTAGAAATGACTACACCATCTATTATTTATGAACAAGAAAAAATAGAATTATTAAAATCAAAAGCTGAATTATCAGCTCAATTATTGGAACAAAAATTAGTTCCATCTGATTGGATTTATGATAATTTATATCACTTTAGTGAAGGTGAAACAGAAGAATATAGAGATTTAGTTAGAGAAGATTCTAAAAGACAATTTAGAAATGCTCAAATTGAAGCAGAAGGGAATGACCCTGTTAGTACAGGTAAATCATATGGTACACCCCATGATTTAGCTTCATTATATGGTAATGGTAGAATGTATTCTAACCCAGGGGGGGTTCCAAAACCAGAAAAATATGCTGCTGATGATCCTAAGTTAGGTCGTCCTAAAAAACAATCAACTAAGAGAAATACCCAAGATGATAATTTTGGTAAAGATAGATTAGGTACTAAAAGAATGAAAGATACTGATAAAAATGATGGAAATTCTTTAAACCCTAAAACCAAAGGAGGTTCATTAGCTTTAGAAAGTGCTAGAATAACTTTTTTAAAGAATAAAGATATATTTAAATCTTTAAATACTTTAAATAAGAAAAAACTAATATTTGAAGAAGATAAAGATGATTCTAATTTACTTGATGACTCTCAACTAAAAGGCTAATATTTATAAATAAATATATTTTTTGATGAAAATAAAACATTCCAAATTTAAAAACCCTGGTATACTTTTCGAATTATTGGTTAGACAAATAACAGCGGATACATTAAGAGGTGCAGATTCTCCTGCTATTGATATGATAAAAAAACATTTTGTTAAAACAGAATTAGGTCGTGAATATAAATTATACGAAACTATATTAAAATCTAGAGTTTTAAACGAAGGAAGAGCAAATATGTTTATATCTACAGCAATAGATAATTCTAAAAAACTAAATAGATCAGCTTTAAAAAAACAAAAATATAATTTAATTAAAGAAATTAAAGATTGTTATAAAGTTGAGGAATTTTTTGGGGCTAAAATTAAAAATTATAAAGAATTAGCATCATTATATACTTTAATAGAGGGATCACACTCAGAAAAATCTACAAATACACAACAATTAATTGATAATAAAATTACATTATTAGAATTTTTAACAAAACAAGAAACTTCTGAAGAACGTAAACAAACAGTTTTAGAAGAATTTTCATCATATGATAAAGATACAAGAATTTTAACATACAAAGTATTAATTGAAAAATTTAATACTAAGTATGATGGTTTAAGTAAAGAACAAAAACAAGTA